AACAACTAGAGGCCGAGAACGCAGCGTCTCAGAGGCAGGCAATCGAGATGGCTACTGCACAGCAGGCGATACAGTCTGCGGGTGCCATTGCCGAGCAAGACGCAGCCCAACAGCCTCAACCGGGACCACCAATCCCGGCCCTTCCTGGGGGGCCGGCAGCCGCAGCATAAGGAGGATTACTTATGGCTGAAGACGGAACGGACACCGCCACCGCAGATTCACCAGCAGATGCTCCGACAGATGAAGCATCGGCATCGGTCTACGCCGGGAAATTCAATGGCGAGGCGGCATTGGAGGCGGGTATTCGGGAGCTAGGCAACTCCAAGTTCAACTTGGGTTTGCCTGATAATCAACAGCTGATCGGGTCGGTGTTCGTCGATGCCGGCGCCGCAGAAAATTTCTACAAAGGACTAGAGAGGGCTCAGAGTAAAGGCGGCACCGCGAACGCTACGCCGGAGCCTAACTCCAGTCCTAGCAGCGGCTTACAGGACGCCAGCTCAGATACGTCCTCGCCGCCACCGAGCCCAACCTCGCAGACTGGGGTGACGCTTCCAGACGCCCCTTCTGTTGCCGAGGAGGACAACATCCAAGGCGTGATGAGGAAGGCTGGTTTGGATCCCCTAGAGGTGCTCGGGCACTTTGACGAGCATGGGCAGATGTCAGATGCCCACTACGCTCAGATGCAAAAAGTCGGGTTCTCCAAGGGCGTTGCGAACCAGATGGCTCAGATCACCCTATCCGACATCAAGGCAACGCAGGCTAAGTACAAGGATCAGTGCGTTCAGCTGTGTGGAGGATCCGAGGATACGTTCAATGAGGTGATCAATCGCGCTGCTACGCACTACAGCGACGAAGATCTGAAGGGTGTTCGGGAGGCTCTGGAAGACCCTAGGTACTGCATCAAGACCATGAAATCAATACTGTATGACTTGGGTGTCCAGCCAGCGCCAGCAACTACAGCGACCGTTGAAGATACTGCGGTTTCGCCTGGCAGTTCTGCTGGCTGCACAGACGCCGAGGACTACTGGAAGACTTTTGCCAAGGCTAATGCTGGTGATCAAAACGCCGTACTTCGTCTCGCCCGCACTCCACAGAGCCTGCGGGATACCTTCAGGGAGTAGACACTATGCCTAGATTCAAGCCCACGAAAGAGCAGCTCGAGCAGCTGGACCGATGGAATTCCAGCTACCGATTCACCAACTCCGTACAGCAGGGGATCGAGGGAAAGCCGGAAGTCCCGGAGTGCCTCTGCGAGATCGTTCATACGGTCACTGGGCATTCTTGGGCCAAGGGTCCGGGGATCAATGACAACGCCGCCTTCACCGTGGCCATGATCAATGCCGCCCAGCAGCATGGGGCCAATCCGGCAGCCGACGATCTAGCCGACGAGAACAGGAAATTGAAGGCCCAGCTCAAGTCCATGCAGGAGGAATCCGAGGTTCACCAGGACGTTCGGGAAAAAATCTTTGAAACTTCTAGAAAGAATGACTATAGTTTGTTGAACGTGGCCCAGCTGATCGCCCAGTTCGAGGAACGGGGTGATCCGGTGCCTGATGGCGACCGCCGCATGAAGTCATGGAGGTCGTTAGCCATCAAGGTGTTGGAGAAGTTGGACCGCGAAAAGGCAGGCTTTGCCACGGCGCCAACTTGATGGACACCGAGCAAGGCCCTCCTGGCTGAGATTGCAGATCGCAGCCGCAGACTGATCGCCGACAACTTGCATCTCTAGGCGAGCCCGTCAGGACAACTCGCCGCGAGCCGGCAGCAGCCTGGGACAACTCCGATCAATGTCGAGACCAAAGTGCGTCGTTTGGTTTTGAAATTGTTTAATTCGGAGAACCTCCAATGGCAGATTCTAATGCTGTACGGTTCTTGGCTAAGTCTGGAGTCGATGCCGAACTTGCCCTGGAACAGATGTTTCAGGACATGGTCATGGTATCGTTCCGGGCGCATACCATTCTGTGGAACAGCGTCAATATCGGCGCTGGCGTCTCAGTTCCTGGTATTAACCAAGGCAGGCCGGATCCTAACGTGGTTGCTTCACGCAGCATAACTGAAGGATTTAGTCACCAGTTCCTCCATTTTGGCGAGGACACGGACCCAGTTGAGCATACCCCAGGCACTGAACTACTTGGCCAGAACTACGTTCTAGACGAGGGCAACATCACTGTTGATGATATCCTCGTGTCTCACCGAGAAGTTCCTCTAGATCAGAAGATGCTCAGTCATTTCGACATTATGCAGCAGGTAGCTGCATCAGTTGGTCGAAGTCTGGCTGTGTACTTCGATAAGAAGATGATCATCGTTGGCCTGAACGCAGCCTATACGGCGGCGCTCAACAAGGATGGTCTTAGTGTCTATCCTGCTGGCAACGTCGTCGAGCGTGTAGATGCGCAAGGCGCTTACGGTTCCACGGGCGCTTACCCGCCCACAGCCACGGGTGCGGATAATTTCCGCAGCGATGTGGCGGAACTGGCCAGTCTGATGGATATCGACAATGTACCGGAAGGACCGATGAACCGATTCCTGTTGATTACTCCGCAGGCTCGGCGCGTCCTTTCGTTCATCACCAACTCGGCGATCTTCGATCGAGACCTGTCGCGTGTTCCGAACTCGTTGAACGAGCGTGCGATCGGAATCCTCGAAGGATTCACCGTGGTGATGACCAACCACATCCCGAACTCCAGCGTCACAACTGGGCCGTCGAAATATCAGATCGAAGCTGCATTCGACGGCAGTGGTGAAGGCGAGCCAGTAGCACTGGCGCTGTGCGGAGCCGGCGAAGGCAACGCAGCGATCGGGTACGTTCACGCTGGCGGCGTCCAGACACACATCGAAGACGACCACCGTCGTAATACGACGTTTGTCAAGGCGCAAATCCTGCACGGTGCGGGAATACTCTCACCGTACTGCGCTGGCGTGATTCACGTTGATGCTTCTTAACCTCCAGAGCAAAGGAAGATATTATGACTCTCCCAGTTAACGCGGAGCATATGGTCAAACTGCTCTCGCGAGGATCCCAAGAGGCTCTGTCTAGCTCGTACCGGAATTGGTACGTCGAGACAGATGACTTTTCATCGTTCGATGCAGATGACGATTACGTCGTTAGTAATAGCTTAGGTGGCGGTACCACTGGAACGGCGGATGTAATTGATGGCGCATTCGGAATTCTGCAAATCGACTCAAATTCTGGAACTGCTGACCAAGGTGCCCAAGTTCAGCATAAGACCGAGACCATTTTGCCTGCTGCAAACAAAGGTCTGATCTTTGGCTGTAGATTAAAGGTCACCGACACGATCTCGAAAAGCCAGATATTCGCAGGTCTGTCCATTTTGGACACGACTATGTTCGATGCTGGCGATAATACCAGTACCGACCACATCGGATTCGAGATGAATCAGGCCACTCTGGCGGCAGCGTCAGGTCGCGTTGACTTCGTTGCCGAGAAGGGTGGTGCTAGGACTTCCGTTTCGACCGTGACGACGTTAGTCGAGGACACTTACATCATTCTCGAGTTCTATGCTAATGGACTCGATACGATCACCCCGTTGATCAATGGTGTAGGCGGTACAGGCATCACGACAGGTTCAACGCATACTCCTACCACTGAGATGGCAGCAACATTCTGCTGCCAATCCGAGGGTACTGATGATCCGATCCTGAGCCTTGACTGGTATTTCATCGCGCAAGAGCGATAAGAGGTGTTTCCTCCTTGAGCCCTCGCCCCTTCACCAGGGGGGCGGGGGCATTAAAAGGTTTTCGACATGAGATATTTTCGAGCGTACAAAAACTTCTCAGGCACGGCGAGCGATCTAGATCTGTTTGACGCCGCTGGTAACACGCCAGCCTTGGTTGAGGGCAGTTCGTATGTGATCACCACCGTCTGGGCGAACGACAGTGCAGCTGGCGATTTGTACGTCTGGATCGATGCCGATGACGACAACAGTGCTGATGATGCCAACATCATATACCGCTATAAGAATCCAGCTAACGGTGGATTCAGCCATCTATTCGGACAGGATTCGTACTCAGGATGGCGATCCAAGGAGATGGCGTCTGGCGTATCAGCTATGCCGATCGTCGTGACAGGTGCAAGCGGCACGATCAACGCAGGCGTTGTGGGCTACATCGTCGATCCGTGATCCATAGGAATTGAGATGACTGGGCTGCTTCAGAACAATCTGCTGCTTCGTCCAACGTCCTTCCAGTTGGCTAAGACCCTGGGCGCTACTGCGGCTTGGGAATTTACCGAGGCCACTGGTGACGCCATAGACGACATCGGCAGCAATGACGGCACGATAACCGGGACGGCCCAGGGTGCTGCGGCGATACATGCTACGTCGGGTGGAAGCTACGATTTCGATGGGACCGGCGATGTCGTTGAAGTGACGAAACATGCGGATATAGATAACATTTTTGACGGCGGCGGGTCTATCGAACTCTGGGTTGACATTGATAGCGACGGCCAAGGCAACTCAGGTCGAATAATTGAAAAGCGAAGTCCCAGTGGTCTGCTTGGCTGGTCCCTATGGACCGAAACAGAATCAGGCGGCAACGTGGCCTTGGCATTTAGGCACGACAGAGCGACCGATGGCGAGTGGACTTCCGCCGTAGACATCGCAATCAACACTGTCCATCACTTGGTTCTCACATACGACAAGGACGACGCAACTAACGATCCTATTCTGTACGTTAACGCTGTGGCTAGAACAGAGGGTAGCGGGTTGACGGAAAGCCCAGAGGCTGCTGGCAGTGCCAAGGATGATTCATCGAAGGATCTGCATATAGGCAATCAAGATGGACTGGGATCGTCCTTTGACGGCCAGATTTCTGGCGTGCATCTGTACAAAACCATACTGACAGCGGCTCAGGTCACAAGCCTTTATGAGGCGGGGAAGCGGTAATGGTAACACTAGATGCCGTAAATGAGATCCTCGAAGTCCTCGGCGAGACGCCTATCACTACTGTTCCGACCAGTAATGACGGAACGGTCGAATGGCGTGCCAGCGATACGCTGACCAAGGAGGCGACTCGCGTGCAGGGTGAGAACTGGTGGTGGCATCTATCTGAATTCGACGTTGATCTAACTATCCCTGATGTAGAGATCGCGGTATCGGGTGGCAGCGGTGTATTCACATATGGCGAAACCGTGCGAGAGACAAGCACGAACGCCACTGGCACTTTTGATGTGATCCACAACGACAAGATGTATCTTCGGAAAGTCAGCGGCACTTTCACGGGAAGTCAAACGCTGACTGGCCTCACCAGCAGCTCGACCAGGACTGGTGCCGCCTACGCCGCAGTCACTTCAGCTCCTCTGGGCGTGGACTTCGCTAACTGGCTTCGCATTCGCCGGCATATTGATCACCGCAATCAGACGATCGAGGACAAGGAGTTCGCAATCAAGGACGCGATCGGTGCCGCCGATAGCACGGGACGATATCGACTGCTCTTTGATCTGGACAATAACGATTACACTTGGGACGAGAAGATGCGGGTAGACCGTTTAGTCAAGAGGGACTTCCAGGATCTGCCAGATCGTTTGACCGATTACGTTCTAGCTCGAACCAAGATGCGATTCCAGAAGGCTGAGAAGAGGGGCCATTTAGACCACCTCCTCATCCAAGAGGAGATCTTACACGCTCGAGCAGAGGCGTTCACCGAGAACCATCAAGCTATGGGATGGCGAGGGAACATGCTTCAGAGCATGGAGCACCGAAACATCCTCGGGAAAGTGAGGATGAGTGTATGACTAATCCTCGTTTGGATGATGTGATCTCTAAGCAGATGGATATGGTTCGAGATGCAACCACGTCTTCCGATGTGATCACGAGGTTTAACGAGCTGCTCCACGAGCTGAAGTTCAACAGGATTATGAAGCATGACTACATGACTGGGCGCGGCGTAAAGAACTGGATCTTGACTGACGAAAAGGGTGATCCGTTTCGTATAACCGAAAGCAAAGACGCCCTGTTTACTAACCGTGGTGCCAACTTAGTGGATGAAGACGGGGAACCATTCTGGGATAATTGACATGCCTGAATTCAGAGACTTAACTGCTGCCTCAACGCCTGCTCAGTCCGATTGGCTGGTCGCCCTTCAAGACCCTAACTCGGCTTACGACTACGCTAAATCCGCGATCACCAATATTCCTATTGCCCGCAGCCAGATTACGCAGGAGGCGCTGGAACGCTACCCCATAGCTCTAATGAGTGGTGTCCGTAATGCTGACGGCACGGTACTCGATGCGACTGGTGCGTCTACTAAATTCAAGATCGTCCCTGGAGGATACGGCAGCGGCACGCTTACCTTGCAGGGGCGTAATGCGAACAGCAGCACGCAAACCGACACGCTCATGTTTGAGTTTCCTATCCCTCCGGAGTACGACGATGACGACGATGTTCGCCTCGTCGTGCATTGCCGAGTCAACGATTCTGCCGGTACGGTGGGAACTAAGACTATTGATGCAGAGGTCTATGAACTCACAGACGCAGGGGCGGTTGGTTCGGACATTTGTGCGACCACGATCCAAACGATGAGTAATTCGTTCGCAGACTACTCATTCACAATTACCGACAGCGGTCTAGTTGGCGGCGATCGGTTGATCTGTTTTGTCCGAATAATTATTCAAGAGACTGCGGGCGGCGGAAACATTTTCTCGTTGATAGGGTCCATCGAAATGCAGCTGGACATCTTGGGATGATATGCCGGAACGACAAACCACATTACGGATACCCAGCGTCCACGGCGGCATCAGCCACCAGCCTGCGCATCTTCGGTTCCCCCACCAGGTCGAGGTCTCTGATAATACGATGTCTGACATTGCCAGTGGTACGCATAAGCGGCCAGGTAGCGAGTTTGTCAAGGATATTTCTGGTGACACCGGAACCGACTCTAACGGAAACTACCGCCTCCACCTCATAGAGCGGGACGAGAACGAACGATATTTAGTTGTCTACGGCCAAGGCGATCTTTTGGTCTATGAGATCGTAAACGAAAACACCATCCTTAAGTCTACGGTGACGATCAGCAGTGCAGCTGCTGCCTATCTAGCCAGCGGCACTCCGACTTCTGACGACCTTCGGTTGGAGACGATCACCGACCTGACGGTTATTCTCAACACAAAGGTCGCTATTGACCTGAAGACTACCCCGTCTTATGTGGTCACGCGCGGCTATAGAAACTTCGAGACGATGGTCAGGGACACTCTTAATGTCAACGACTATGCTCGAATACGCGCTGACGAACCTGGAGACGAGCAATTCTGGCAATATACCAACGGTGGCGAAACTGCGACCTTCGCTCACACTCGAATGGAGTCGATGCGGGACAATGAGTGGTCTCGCCCCAACGGTGCATGGACCGATCCTGAGTTGCAGAACTTGGGGTTCACCGTGGCGTTTCAGCGTTTTGATACCAATGGCACCAGTGCTACATGGAACGCCAGTGCCAAGACGCTCACTCATGCCAACATCAATGGCTACAGCCTTACGCAAGGCGAGATGGTGAACGTCACGGGTGGAACAGGAGTGATAGCCGGCTGGTACGAAATTACTTCAGTGTCTGGCACTGCCCTGACTTTGGAGAATAGGAGGGATGTGGACGGTGACGGTGAACTTAAACCTGTTGCTGACTCGAATAACACAGACACGACGTTCGCCGGTATCGGAAAAGAAGTTGATATTCAGCTTGACTTTGACCAAGTCCGTTTTGAGAGAATGCACGATATTGCTGACGCGATTACCGAAGAGTTCAGGGATATCGGGATTGACGCCATCGTGGCTTGGAAGGGTGTTGGGTCCAAGAGAGGGTTCTTCCGGCTTACCAGTCCGTACAGGGGCTCTAAGGCTACCATCACAGGCCCGACAGCAGGGCCATCGGGGACCACGCCTCTGTCTGGTCCCGGCAGACCCTTCAACCCCAATGTGGTCAATGCCGGTACTGGTACAGCAACTCTAGATCAGCTCGCCCCTGAAGACCGCTGGACTCGCGTGTCTGCTCCGTCAGACGACGATGGCGTGCCAGACGAAACCACCATGCCTCTCAAATTGCAGCGTGATACCTACGCTGGAGACGGTGCGACTGCGGCCACGTTTACCTGCGACACGATCCCTTGGGTGTCACGAAAGAGTGGCAACAAGATCACAAATCCGGCGCCCAAGGCATTTGATGCTGACGCTGCCGGCAACCAGAGGAAGGTAGCCGACGTTCTGTTCCTGCATAACCGACTCTGGCTGGCTGCTGGCGAGAGAGTGATGGCTAGTCAGACTGGAGACTTCTTCAACTTCTTCCAAGAAGACCATGACAATCTGGTGGATTCAGACCCCATTGACCGAAACATTGCGGGTAGCTCCGACTCCGTGAACTTCATCGATTTCATGGTTCCGTTCCGTAGGAGCATGTTGATCTTCTCCAAAGCTGGTCATCAGTTCGAGGGTACGACACCTGACGTGATCTCGCCGAGTTCATTTCAGGTCGATGCTTCCACGTCCTACAAGACGCTGTCCATCAGGCCGAAGGATAGTGGATTATTCATCTACTTCCTGGCAGCGAAAAAGGACGTGTCTGCGTTGATGGAGTACTTCTTCGACGACGGCCGCGCAGCCAACGATGCGGCGGATCTCAACCGTCATGTGGCCGGGTTGCTGGACGGACCCATGCGGTCCATATGTACGCTTCCCAACATCAATCGCGTCATGGTTCTGCCTAAGAACTGCAACGAGATATTCGTGTACTCATCTTTTTGGCAGGGCAACCAGAAGGAGCATTCCGCATGGGACCGATGGGTGTTTGATTCTAGCTACCGAATCAACGATATAGCCTCCGTCCGAAACGATCTCTATGTATTGGTCGAGGCGCCTTCGGGCAAAAACATCATCGAGATGATCCCGGTGGATCGCCAGTTGCTGGAGACGATTGCCCTATGAGCAAGACTGCCATCTTCATCCACGGGTTCAACGTCTGGGATGGCGGCAAGGCTACCATCGGCAAGTTCATTCCATTCTGGGAGAACGTGCCGTTCAAGTGCCATGAACTGCAGTATGGCTGGCGAGGACTTATAGGCGTCAGGATCTGGAACAGAAGGACGGCAAGGCGATTGGCCGAACTTAGCAAGGTGATCGAAGGTGAAGTCGTGGCCGTGGGTCACAGCAATGGATGCGCGATCATTCATCGAGCAACTCGTATTCCCGGTAATCGAATATCTGGAGTCGTCTACATCAATCCAGCATTGGACCGGGATATGATTCCTGGCCCGAAGGTTAAGTTCTGCCATGTATGGCACAACGAAGATGACAAGGCGGTGAGGTGGGCGAGGATACTGATGAAGCATCCTTGGGGTCCGATGGGTGCCTACGGATACATGAATCCAGAGAACATTCCACCGGACGCTCGCGTCAAGAATTATGACACTGGTAGGGGATTCGAGGTTGCCCGCGCCAAGGGGCATTCAGGTATTTTTCGGAGGCCAGAGGCTCTGGCTTTCTTTGGCCCCAAGACTGCCGACGAGGCGGCTAAGGAGATCGCTTGAGTAACAACCTCGTGGATACCAAGTTCATCACAGTCGGAATAGGACTGCTGATCCAGGCGGGCGCGGGGCTGTGGTATATCGCCTCCGTCGATAGTCGAGTAAACCACAACAATTACCAAATTCAAATGATGTCGAAAGAAGTGACGCACAACTCAAGGTTCGTTTTAGATTGGCCTTCGGGCCGGTGGGGTTCCGGCGCGCTTCCATCCGACGTGAAACAAGACCTTAAGATTGAGGCACTAGAAAAACAAGTCGATAAGATCACGACCAAGTTGTATAACGGAGGTCTCTCAGGACAATAGTGATGTACTTAATGATCGTCATGTTGGCACTATCTGGAAACAATGAACTGCTCCAACCTCCGGTGCAGTCGAGCGAGAAGACGTATTGGATTGACTCGCCACGCCAGCTGCCGGTCACGCTGAAGGATCGGGTTCAGTTCCGGTATCCCAGCGAACAAGTAAAGATTGCCGAGAAAATAGACGGAGTATCGACGGAGATGATTGAACGACGTGTCGATGCAACTAGGATCGTGTACCAAACCAACTTGACTCAGATCATTGTGTCGGTCTGTGCCATGATCGGTGCGGTATTCCCAGCGATCCTTGGCATCAAGAAGTGGAAGAAATCTCATTGACGAAAGGAACGAGATGATTCAATCAATTATTGCCAATGTACCTGACTGGATTCAAGCGTTGAGCGTACTCATCGCTGCGGCCTCTGTTATAGCAGCGGCCACCCCTACACCCAAGGACGACACGGCGATCGGGAAGGCGTACAAAATTGTCGATCTTCTCGCCGTCAATTTCGGTAACGCCAAGAAGTGAGCTTGCCAGGAGATTAGATGATGGGAATGATATATACCGCGAGTATAGCGCAGGTGCCGGTTTCCGCTATTCAGGACTTGTTCGAGATCACAGCGCCGTCTGATGCGGTCGTTGTCCTGCATAGCTGCTATATCGGCCAAGATACAGAAGAAGCCGATGCGGCTGCGGAGATGTTGCCGGTCAATATCACTCGTTATGTGGATAGTGGAGGAAATGGATCGACTCTGACTCCTGCGCCGCATGACACTGGTTACGCAGCTGCTGGTTCAACCGTCGAGGCGAACAATCTCACGCAGGGTAGCGGAACCACGACGATTGTCCTATCTGATGCGTTTAACGTGCAGGTTGGATGGCAATAC